GCAGGCGGCGAGCGAGCATGTAGCGGTCGTGGCCGGTGGCCTTGGCCAGTTCCATGCTCGTCAGGCCCGGATGCGCCTTGATCGCGCTGGCAGCGCGGTCCTGCTGGGCGGCCTGCAGGCCGCTGGACACCACGTGCGCGGCAGCCTCATGGCTGGTGCTGATATCAGTGGATCGCGCCAGATGGTTCATCGGGTCGCCCTCTTGGGTTGCTTGCCCTTCGCTGCAGCGCGCGCCACGTTCCGCTCCAGGCGGTGCGCCATCGTCCGCAGCGCGCGGGCTTCGCTGACCATCAGCTCGGCCTCGTCGCTGTCGATGCAGCGGTCCTGCATGGCCTCCACGGCCGTGCCCGTCAGGCGGCCAACGCGGGTGGTGATGTCCAGCAGCTTCAGCTGCAGCGCGCCGATCTCGTCCGACCAGCCGCCCTCCGGCGGAGGCGGCACGACGTCCACGGCCATACCGAAGCGGCCGGCCAGCGCCTGCATCCACTCCAGGGCGTACTCGCTGCCGCCGGCCTTCTCCTGCATCCATTCGGTGAGCAGTTCGGCGATCTCGATCGATACCGACTCACCCTCCAGGCCGCGCAGCTTTGCGCGCAGCGTCTCCGGGTGCATGGTCTTGCCACGGCGGTCAGCCAGGAACGCGGCCGCGTCGGCCACGCCGCCGGGCGTCTTGCGCACGGAGTTGTAGAGGACGTCGATCCAGTTGAGGGCAGAGGTGCGGCAGGTCATGGGTTCACCTTGGGAGGGCTGGTGTTTCAAGGTTTCGGGGCTGGCCCGGGTGGCGCAGGATTCGCGCCATGGACAACAACTACTCAGGGATCGAGGGCGCCGCCCTCCTTGCGTTACGCTGGAAGTGCGAACAACACAGCCCGCAAGGAGGGCGACATGGAAGCGGAAGAGAAACTGCCAACACCCGAAGCGTTGGCGTATGCACAAGACAGACTGCAGTTGGCGGCCATACGAGCTCTCATGGAGTCGCACCCCGATCCGGCTTCATTCCGGGAGTCCTGGGCGCATGCCCTTTCGATGCTTTATCGAGAGAACGCAACTCAGATGGCTGGTCACGGGGACTATCTGGAAGACACGAATGCGGCGTTTCGGAAGCTTCAGCCGGTGTGGGAAAGCTACTTTCCGGACGGGCCTGCTGCGCGCTCCAAGCCAACGCAGCCCTGAAGAACCGCACGCGTGCGCTGGCTGCTGAGGCTGACAGCGCGCGCATCTCAGGCAGCCTCCACGTTGATGATTCGGTCGGCGTCCGGGTCGCTCGGGGCGGCCTCGGCGGCCGGCTGCTCTTCCTGGACGCCCAGCAGCCTCAGCACCTGCGGCAGCGCCGGGACGCTCTGCTCTTCCGGCCAGGCCTCGACCTGCTCCAACGGCAGCCTCAGCAGCTTGGCCAGCGGCGCGTCGGTCTTGAAACCGCACTTCGCCCGCAGCGCGCGCTTGCTCATCCGGCTATCGACCTCCGCGCCGATCACGGCCCGGTTGCTCCCGTAGTGCTCGGGCTTCATCGCCGCCAGCTTGAAAGCTGCTTCAGCGCGCGGTGACCTGGTACGTCCAGCCAGGATTTCGCGAACAGCATTGGGCGTAACGCCCATTCCGACAGCCAACTGATCAACAGTCGCGCCGGCGCTCAACAACCCTTCGATGTGGGATTTCCAGTCCATGGACATGCAAACTACAGAATCCTGTAATTACAGTCAACAGCATTCTGTTACAGAGTTCTGTGACCATTGTTCGATGGAAACCATCGGCACCCGGCTCCGCAAAGAGCGGACCCTGCAGAACATCAGCCGCACCGCGCTCGCGCAGACGACCGGGGTCGGCTACAGCACCCTGGCCGAGCTGGAACGGGGAGGCATGCAGACCAGCACCAAGCTGCGGGTAATCGCAGATGCCTTGGGCGTATCGCTGCGCTGGCTTGAAACCGGCAAGGGCCCCAAGGAGGAAGTCGGGGCGCCGGCCCCTTCCGCGAGGGTCGCGGCGTCTGAGACCACGCCGGACTATGTTCACGTCCAGCAACTGGACGGAGAAGCAGGCATGGGGGAAGGACGAGTCAACGAGGATTACCCGGAGGTGGTACGGGCCATGGACTTCGAGCCTGGCTATATCCGGTCAGTCGTCGGCTTCGTGCCGCCACCGGGGCGCCTGGTGCTGGTCACCGGTCGGGGCGACTCGATGATCCCGGTGATTCAGCCGGGCGAGGCCCTGATCGTCGACACGGGCGTGACCGCCTTCGACGGCGATGGCATCTACCTGATCAATACGGGAAATGGCCAGCAGATCAAGGCGCTGCAGGACCGCGGCGATGCGGTGTACGTCGTGAGTGCAAATGCCGCCCTCTACCCAGCGTTCCCGTTACCCGCGACGACGGTCGTCGGCGGAAAAGTCTACCTTCGCAACCGGATAGAAAGGCTCAACTAGGATGAAAAATCGTGTACTGATAGGGATGCTGGTATGCGGGTTGGCCGCGTCAGGCGTTAGCTCCGCGGAGCCGAAAACTAGGCCGGCTACGGCTAAGGAGATAGCCCTCATCCGCTCAAGCTTTGACAACAAGCTCAAGGATGCTGATTCCGCCAAGTTCAAGGACGTGCTCGTCTACGTGAAGCCTGGCCCCGAGCCTGTCCACTCCCTTTGCGGACAGGTGAACTCTAAGAACAGCTATGGCGCATACGCCGGCTACAGTCCTTTCTTCGGAGTTCTGGTTCCGATGAAGCCAGAGTCCGAGACGATCGTGCTGATCATGTCGATGGACGAGGTCGCAGCCGCAATGTGTGAGAAGGAAAGGACGGGTACTGCCCTCTCGTAAGCCGCGCGACGCTCAATACACCGCCGCCTGCGAATGGCGGCGGTGCACTAATGCCTTACTCGATGCCGCCGGCGTTAGTACTTTCCTTGGGCGCCAAGAACTTGAAAAGGCTGGCGTCAGCGAAGAGCTCGCCCAGAACCGACGACACGCCATTGTTGAGATCTTCCTCGTTCTTACCAGCAGCCGGCACAAAGAGCACCCGTCGCTCCTTGTCGCTAATGTACATCTTCTCGTAGGTGTCGCTTGGCTTTGCTGCCACGGCCTTCATGGCTGTGTTGACGGCGACGCCGCCGCTCCAGAAACCGATAGAGGTCGAGTACTCCAGCGCGCGGATCTCGATCGAAAGCTTGGTCGCAGACTCCGAGTAGGGCACCACCGTGAACCCGCGGCTGGTCAGCCCCTCGGCTACCTGCTCTTCAAACACCTTGGCGATGTCCTGCGTTGTGGTGATCTCGGCAGCTTTGCCGTGGAAGTTGCCGCGATGGCCGAGGGACTTGGTGGGCCGCTCGTCAACCACCCGTAGCCCAACCGGTGCACCCTGCCCCTCCTGACTCTTTGCCACAACCACTGTCGGAGCAAAGCTGGCCTGCTGCCTGGCGTACGAGCATGCGGACAGCGCCAGCACGGTGGCAACTGCGATCAGAACCTTCTTCATCCCTGTCCCCTGTATCCATTCGTATGCATCGCGCGGCGCCGCGGCGCCCGCCCTAAGGGGCAATGGTGACACCCGCCCACCTCGCGATCCAGTAGCCCCAACGAATTGCCACTGAAAAATCTACAGAATACTGTTGCACACAATTACAGGATTCTGTAGTCTGGTCCCGTCGCCCCAGTAACAGCCCATCCGGGCCGGGGCACGGAGACTTCCATGGCTTCCATCACCGTCAGCGCGCGCGCCATCCCCGTCGTGGAAGCGCGCCCCAACACCGGCAGCATCGTCATCAAGGTTGGCGAAGCCACCGTCAGCCTCGCACCCGACGAGGTCGCCCAGCTCTGCCAGGACCTGTCCCGCGGCTGCCTCCAGCTACGCCGCACGGCCAACGCACGGCGCGGGATGGTGCCCGCCGGCCGCATCGAGATCTGTCGCGGCAACGCCGACCTGGTCGAGGCGCAGGCATGAGCGCATCCCCTGCCATCCATCAACTGCGCAGCAACCTCGCATGGTGGATTCGCCTTGAGCGAGGCGCATCACGCCGGGCGCGCCATTTCGAGCGCCGCGCGAACAACCCAGCAAACCCGAACCGCGCCGCCTCGGCGCGCGTGGCAGCTGGCTACCAGATCGATGCCGCAAAGGACCGCCGCCGTATCGAGGAGCTGCGCAACACGCTGGCTCGACTCCAAGGCGGTGCCGCATGAGCGCCCGTAGCGACATTCAAACCGAAGTGATGGGGCGTTTTCAGCGCGACACGGCCACGCATCAGCTGGAGCTAATCAAGGACGACGGGCTGCATCGCCACCTGAGGTTCCGCAGGCCGGGGACCAGCTGCTACGGCTTCGACATCGTGACCTGGCCAGGCCACCTGGCGATCAGCGGCGACATGGGCGCAGCGATGTTCACTCGTCTGCCGGACATGTTTGAGTTCTTCAGGGACAGCCGCAATTGCGCCGAGCCCGGCGCGCTCTACATCAACCCTCGCTACTGGGCCGAGAAGTGCGTGGCCAACGATGGCGAAAAGAAAGAGTTCAGCTCCGAACTGTTCGAGGCCTTGGTGAAGCAGCACTTCGACGAATTCATCGCAGATCACAGCGAAGACGTGGAAGACAGTGAGCAGCCCCATGCCCCCGAGTGGGCTTCGGAGTTCTGGGACGAGCTGCAGTTCGAAGTACTGCAGCTCGACAGCGATGACGTGGGATCGGCAATCGGAGCGATGGACAGGTTCAAACCGGATAGCGACACGGCCTACGCCAGCTTCCGATTCACGGATGCCTGGGAGTACGCGAGCAGCCTGCAGGACTACACCTTCGACTTCATCTGGCGCCTCTACGCAATCGCATTTGCGGTCAAGGCCTACGACGACCGGAGTATCTCAGCATGAGCGCCGTCATCCTCTCGTTCCCCACCAACACCGCCCAGCGCGCCAACGGCGCCGGCCTGGCCGTGGCGATCGCCGCCAAGCGGATGGGCTACCGCCCGCACCACATTGCACGTGCCGCTGCCCTCGCCCGCCGCGAAGTGCTGGACGGCCACAAGAGCGCCGCCCGCGCCGTCGCCGACATGACCCGCAACCTTTCCCGCGCCGCCAGCACCAACGCGCCGGGGGCCGCATGAGCGCGATCGATTTCACCTTCGGCCTGATCCTCGGCTTCGCCGCCGGCGCCATCGTGGCCACCGCCTGGCTGCAGCGCCGCCACGACGAGCACTTCGCCGCACTGATGGAGCAAATCCGATGCGCGGGCTGATTCGACACTGGCGCGCCGGCGGGCTGGTGCTGCTGGGCGCCCTGCTCGCGGCCGTCGCCTTCGCCATGGCCTGGCACGGCATGCAGGACACCGGCGTCTACCTGCTCATGGGCGCCCTGCTCTGCGCCACCCTGGTGCCCGACGCGTGGAGGCGCGGCCGCGATGGCTGACCCGACCGTGGCCTCTACCGTGCGCGCCATGCGCCGCGCCGGCGCCGCCGGCGAGTCGGTGCCGGCCGAGGTTGCCGCTGCCTGGGCAAAGGTCTTCATGGAGCAGCTGTATGGCATGCAGAAGCCGGTCCGCTACGAATGCCGCCGCCGCGGCAGCAACGACCCATGGGAAGAGGCCGAGCAGGGCGACGTGACGCACCCGCGCCGCCGCGGCCTTGTGATCCGCGCGCTCTACCTGCACCCGCCAGCCCCAAAAGAGCAGCACCGCTGGCCGCCGGACAGCAACGGCGACGGCCACTGCCTGGCCTGCGGCGAAACGGAATGGCTCGCAGGACCGGACTGCCGACCCCACCCACCGCTCCGCGACCACCGCTCTTCGATGCCCTTCCGAATCACCTGGATGCTCGAACCGCTCGAAAAGCTCCAGTACCTGACCAAGCACATGAACCCGATGGACCGTGCCAAGTGGCGCAACGAAACCACCTACCTCATCGACCGCATCAGAGACCACGAGAAGGGAAGCCAGCCATGACCATCAATCATCCGCTAAGCGCGGTGCCCGACCAGGGTACGAACGTAGTTGTCGCCAAGGCTAGCAGCCACGCTTTCGGCGTCGCTCACCGTAGGGTGTCGCGCGGCAGTTTCGATGGTGCGCAGGTGACTGTTGTCCGGAGAAAAGATGTGGACCACGCCTTGGCAGTGTTGGCCGTGATCGATTGCCGACACGACCAGGCTGTATCCAAGAACTTCCTTTTTGTATGGCATTTAGGCCCCCTGCATCCAGAACCCAGGAATCGTGCCAGCTTGAACCGAGGTGGATACGTGCCAAAAGCTGGGGGCACGCAAGAAGCGGCAGCTACCAGCCACCAAGCTCTGACGGGGTCACTGCAGGGGGCCAGGCCGTTTGAGGCGCTCGCCTTCAATGAGATTAAAGGCCAGTTGATGCGCAGATTGCAGCGCACTGGCCTCCGAGTCAAAGACGACACCAGTGATGTAGCCTCGGGCGCCATCTTCGATCGCGACCTCCTCCACGCTCACTCCTTGGTCGCGAGTGATGGTGCGCACGGTGTAACGACGGTCTTCAAAGCGGAACCGTTGCTCACTGCGCCGTCCGCTGTCTTGCTCACTCAGTTGCAGAGCTCTGTTTGCCTGGCTGCCTTGATCCTACAAGGCGACGATTACGTCAAGCAACCCAGACAGTTCGGCAGTGAGCGGGCCACCCTGGCCACCGTCAAGCCGCCGCGTAACCGGCGCACCAGGCTGCGCCCCGATACCGAACACAAGGACTGCTCCCATGGCTGATGGCTCCCGCTCGTTCAACTTCCCCCTGCCGCAGCGCTCCCGCCTGCGGCCCGGTGAGATCGTGGTCGACCTGTTCGCCGGCGGCGGCGGCGCTAGCGAGGCGCTGAAACAGGCTACGGGCCAGGACCCGGCACTGGCCTACAACCACGATGAGTGGGCCATCGGCATGCACGCAGCCAACCACCCGCTGACCGAGCATCACCGGGAGGACATCTGGCACGCGGATCCGCGGGTCGATGTGGCCGGGAGGCCGGTCGGCTGGTTCCATGCATCGCCAGACTGCACGCACTTCTCGCAGGCCAAAGGCGGCCAGCCGCGAAGCCGGAAGATCCGCGCACTCGCCTGGGTAATCGTGAAATGGGTCGGCCAGTTGACGAAGGTCGGGCTGGCGCCGCGCATCCTCTCAATGGAGAACGTCTGGCAGATGCTTACCTGGTGCCAGCTCATCGCGAAGCGCTGCAAGAGCACTGGCCGCGTACTGAAGATGGATGGCACGGTGGCAGCCGTCGGCGAGCGCGTCCCGGTGCACATGCAGCAGCTGGTCCCGGACAAGAAGCGACTCGGCCGGACTTGGCGCCGCTTCATCGCGGTCCTGCGCTCGTTTGGGTACACAGTCGAATGGCGGAAGCTGGATGCGAGCGACTACGGCGCCGGCACGGATCGGGAGCGCCTGTTCCTGATCGCGCGCCGCGACGGCATGCCGATCGTCTGGCCTGTCGAAAGCGGATACGCGGTCGCGCCGCACTCCAAGCGATCCGCTGCGGATGCCATCGACTGGAACGTGCTCGGCACCAGCATCGTTGGCCGGCGGCGTCCGTTGCGGCCAAACACGATCCGTCGCCTACTGGACGGAGCGCGGCGTGGTGGCTGGCCGCAACCGTACATCGACGTCCTGCAAGCGCTGCGAGACGGTCAGGAGCCGCAGCTGGACATCACGCTCGAGCAGGCTGAAGAGATCGCCCAGCGAATGGGCCACGGCGCCGGCCTCATCATGGCCACCGGCAGCGGCGGTGCCGCGCGTTCAGTGTCTGCCCAGGTGCCGACGATCACCACCGGCGGCAACGGCGCCGCGCCCCACTTCATCCGCCCGATAATCCTGCACAGGCACGCGAGCGAAGGTGGCCGCAGCGCCAGGCCGGTGGACGAGCCATTGCCTACGATCCTGACCGGCGGCGCCGGCAACCTGATCGAGCCCGTGGTGCAGCCCGTGCTCATGGGCACTCAGGGATCTGCGAAGGCCAAGCCCGTGTCCGAGCCAATGGCAACGATCACCAATGGCGGGGCCGGCAACGACACGCGCCCAGGCTGCGCCCGCCCTCAGCTGTTCGAGCCCATCGTCGCGCCTTACTACGGTGGCGGGAGCGGCCTGACTGGCAAACCGTGCAGCGTGCCGCTGCCGACGGTCACGACTAAGGCGCGGTTCGGCCTGGTAGAGCCAGTCGTCGTCAGCACCTGCAACAGCAGCAGTCGCGGCGTGCGGCTCGCCGGCGACCCGTTGCGAACGATCACCACGGCCCGCGGCGGCGACATGGCGCTAGGCGTGCCGGTCGTGATCGGCTACCGGATCGACATCCTGTACCGGATGCTCTTCGAGCGTGAGCTGTTCAATGCCCAAGGCTTCCCGCCGGGCTACATCATCGATCGCACGGCGGACGGACGCCGTATCTCGCGCACGAACGCAATCCGCATGGTTGGCAACAGCGTCAGCCCGCCGCCGCTGCGCGCCCTGGCCGAGGCCAATCTGGACCCGGTAGCGCTGCCGCTGGCTGAGGCGGCCTGATGGACCCGATCACCCAGGCCAAGCACACAGCGAGCGTGCTGATCGGCGAGGCCCGCGCCCGGCGGCTGGTGGGCCACAGCTTCTGGTGCATGTTCCGCATGGCCCAGTGCGCCCGCCGGCGCGCAGGAA